AGATGTAGAGCAGCAGCAGGGCCGAGCGGCGATGGTAGACGGTCGGCTCCGCGAACACCTTCAGCCAACTTTGGATCACGGCTTCGATCTCGTCGCGCGTGAGGTCGAGGCGCGGCCGCTCGCCGCCGAGCGCGGCCATCCAGCGGTCGAGTGACGCGGCGAGTTGATGCACGTACTGCTGCGCGGCGATCTCCGGCTTCGCCAGAAACGTCTCGACGTCCGCGCGGAGGGATCCGGCCGCCCCGCGGCGCCGGCGGCGTTGGCCGATGGCCTTGGTGCGCCACGCCTGGAGCTCGGTCGGCGTCTGACGGCCCCAGGGGGAGACGCGGAGGCGGCCGTTGACGCGGACGACGATCCGCCACTGGTCCCCGCGCCGTTGGACGCCGGTCAGTTTACGCGGCATGGTCGAACATGACGCGAGCGGTGAAGCCCACAAACTGATCGTGAAACCGGCGCGGGAGGATCTGCAAGGTACTGCCGAGCAGCCGGCCATCGCGCAGCCGCCAGTGGACGCGATCGGAGAACCCTTCGTGCGTCGCTTGGGCGTGGAGGAACTCGTCGTGGAGCGCGGCCGGGTCGGCGACCTCGAGTGATTCGGTCCAGTGCCGCCGGAACTCCTGCAGTTTCACCCCGAGCGTATCCCGCAAACTATCGCTCACCATCGAGACGGTGAAGTCTGGCAAGAGGAGGAAGTGTGGGGTGTCCGCGAGCGGGTCCGCGCGTCGGAGCCGGGCGCGCGGCAGCCGGGATCGGTCCACCTGGGGGACGAGCCGTTCAAGCTGTTTTACGAGCCCCTTTACGAGGAGGTCGGCCGCGACGGGCTGGTGCTGGTCGAGGCGCACGATCAACCGACTGGCCTGCGCCCAGCCGTTGGCTAAGGCGGTCGAGGGCGTCGGCAATGACGCGGGCGGATCCGGCAATGCCTTCGACGGCGGCGGCGAGCTGCTCGGCGTGGCCGAGCGCGACGCGTTCGATCGCGAGCAGATCCAGGGGGACGGATGCGGGATGAGTAGCACGATCAGCCTCCGACGCAGCGCGTGGGATAGGCGCATTGTGCTGCACCGCAGGACGTGGAAGCAAGGAATTACTTGCATCAAAAACGTGCTCGATCGCGTGTTCAAAGGCGGACAGGGACGCGAACCCGAGCGCGGTGGCGATCCGGCTTTTGACGGTGCGGCCGATGCTGATATTTTGGCGTTCGACCCGCAGCAAGTAGTTCACGAATTGTTTGCGGTGCTCGCGGGCGGTGGGGTCGTCGCGGTCGCCGTAGAGATTGATGGCGGCGCTCATCGGGGCGACGATGCCGAGCCGTTCTTTCCGCAGCACTTCCAGGCGCCGCCCGAAATTGTCCTCCTCCCGCGTCGTCGTTCCGCCTACGCCCATCGCCGCATTATACGCAGGGCATTCCCCGTAACTAATTGTCTTTCCGTTAGTTAGGACGTCAAGGCTATCGAGGAGCACGACCGTGCTATAAATGGCTTGACACGATAGGATAATCGTCCTATAGTCCTCGTCATGGCTCCAGTGTTCAACACCGCTTTGAAGTTGGCGATTTTCGAGTCGCGCAAAAAACAGAAGCGCATCGCGAAGCTCGCGCGCATTCCGGAGACGCAGCTGAGTCATATCGTGCGCGGACGCCGGACGGCGACGGGGCGGGAACAAGCGCGGTTGGCCGACGTGCTCGGGAAGACCATTGGGGAATTGTTTCCGGGCACCACGACCGCTGCGCATTCTACGGAAAAGCAATTGCTTGCGCAACTGGACGACGCGAAGGGGGCCGCATGACGCCCCGCTGCTACACCGCCGCGCAAATCATGGCGCTCGTGCAACTCCCGCGGCGCTCGTTCTACGACCTCAAACGCCAGGGCAAACTCCCGTTTCTGGAAGAACTCCAGCCCCGCCTCGGCGGACGGATTCGCTATCGCGCCGATCTGGTCGATCGCTATCTCGCCGGGCAGTGGGGCCAGGCGCGCAGTTTCCGGAGGAGCGCATGACCTTCTACTGGGTGACGTTGCGCTTTCACTCCGGCGGCGAGATCACCTCGCATTTCGAGTCGGCGATCGGGCGGGCGCTGTGGATCATCGGCACGGCCCAACACGCGGATGTGATCGCCCAGGGGGAAGTATGAATTTCTGGCTGTGGCTCATCGCCGCGCTCGTCTGTGTCTTCGCCGCCTTGGTGTGGGTGATCGACGCGTGGCAAGACCGCCGCCCACACGGTGTCTCGGCGAGCGACTGGCAGCGGGTCAGTGAAGAACGCGAGCGGGCGAAATTCTCCCGCGTCATGGGGAAACGATGAGCGACTACGAAATCACCGACGCGATGGTGTTGTACGGCGGGCGGTTCGTGGCTGGTCTGGGGCGCTTGTTCCGCACGGCCGACGCCATCAATCAGGCCAAGTTGAAAGCGGCCTTTCCGGAGTACTTCGCCGAGTATGCCGCGCTCGCCACCCTGAAACAGCAGCGGGCGGCCGCGCGATGAGCCGCTGGACGGCGGAGAGCGACGAGGACTACTACGACGCCACGCACTGGCCGCGGCCCGGCGTCGCGCCGGTCAGCACGACGGTGTCGCGCGAGGATCTGCTGCGCGTGAAGCGTGAAGAGATGCGGCGCGCGGTGCGTTGTGAACAACTGCGCCCTAAAGTGGTGAACGAGTAACGTGCCTCAACATCTCATCGACATCGCGGGGCAGCGGTTCGGACGTCTGACGGTTCTCGCTCGTGTCGTGGCCCCAAGTCAGAGTCGATGGCTCGTTCTCTGTGACTGCGGCCGGGAGAAAGTCGTCACCGGCTGGTGTCTACGGAGCGGCAACACAGTCTCATGCGGTTGCTTACACAAAGAGCGAACCTCAGAAACGCATCGCACACATGGACTATCGGGAACGGCGGTCCATCGGATCTGGAAAGGCATGATCGCGCGTTGCACGAATCCGAATGTTCGGTCGTGGCGGGACTACGGGGCGCGAGGGATTACCGTCTGCGCCCGTTGGCGCCACGATTTTCCGGCGTTCCTGGCCGACATGGGCGAACGACCGTCACCGAACCACAGCATCGACCGCATCGACGCGAACGGTCAGTACGCGCCTGACAACTGCCGGTGGGCGACTGCGCTCCAGCAGCGTCACAACCGTCGCCTGAAACTCTCACCTAATGAAAGCGGTGTCGCTTGCGGATCATAAAGTCGTCTGAGGTCATCGAAGTATTGCACCCGGTGTTCATGGTGTTCGGGCAGCCAGGCATCGGGAAATCGTCGCTCGGCTACTCGGCCGCCGATCCGCTCCTGCTCGACTTCGACAACGGCGCGCACCGAGCGGCGAACCGCCGCGACACCCTGCAGATCGGCAGGTGGGCGGACGTCACCGAATTGACCGACCACGTCGAGGCGCTCGCCCCGTATCAGACGATCGTCGTGGACACGGTCGGCCGCTGCCTCGACCTGATGGCGACCGACATCATCGCCAGCAATCCGAAGATGGGCCGCGACGGCAATCTCTCGCTCCAGGGCTACGGCGTGCTCAAAGCGCGCTTCCGGCTGTGGATCGCGCAACTGCGCACCCTCGGGAAAGACGTCGTGCTCATCGCCCACGACAAGGAAGAAGGCGACGCCGACAGCAAGAGCGTGCGCCCCGACATCACCGGCGGCTCGTATGCCGAAGTGATGAAGGTGTCGGACTTCGTCGGGTATCTCGCGATGAGCGGGAAATCGCGGGTGCTCGACTTCAATCCCACCGACAAGTGGATCGGGAAGAACCCGGCCGGCTGGGCGCCGTTGACGCTGCCGCCGGTCGCGAAGGCTGCGACGGTCCTCGCCGACCTGATCGTGACGGGGCGGGCGGCGCTCGGGGCCATCTCGGCGCAGAGTGCGACGGTGGCGACCCAGGTGGACGAGTGGCGCACGGCGATTGCCGCCTTCACCACGGCGGACGAGATCAACCTGTCCATCCCGCAGGCGGCGGCGTTGTCGGCGACGGTCGCGCCCCAGGTCAAGAAGCTCCTGAACGACCGGGCCAAGGCGTTGCGCCTGGTGTGGAGTCCGGTCCAGAAGGCGTTCAGCGTCCCGCAGGTGGTGGAGCAGTCGGCGTGAGGATCAGCACGACGACGCTCGAATCGTTCCGGCTGTTTCTGCAGCCCGACAACGAATGGATGACCGAACAGTCCTTGATCGACACGATCCTCGGCAAGTTCGTACCGACGTCCGCGGTCCTGCTCGGGAAAGCCTTCGGGGAGGTGCTCGAGGAACCGGACAACTACGACGTGCCCGGCGGCTTCCTCCACGATGGCTATCACTTTTCAGCAGAGATGATGGCGCCCGTCCTGGCGCTGATCGACCGGCGCGGCGTGTTCGAGGCGAAAGGGACGAAAGCGTACGGCCCGCACGACGTGGTCGCGAAAGCCGATCATCTGCTGGGGACGCACCTGAGCGAATTCAAAACGACGGGGTCGACGTTCAACTTCGACAAGTACGCGGACAGTTGTCAGTGGCGGTTCATGGCGGACATCTTCCAGCCGACGCGGATCACGTATCGGGTGTTCGAGCTGGACGACCACGGCAACGGGGTGATCGAGCTGAAAGGCGAGCCGCACTGCTTCGACCTCTACCCGTACGCGGCGCTGCATGCGGACTGCGAGGCGCTGCTGGATCGGTTCGTGTCCTACGTCACGGCGAAGGGGTTCGACCGCTATCTGACGCAACGGCAGCGTGAGGCGGCCTAGATGCCTGACGAGATCGTCCTGACCGGCCGGATCGAGCGCGGGAAGTTGAAGGTCCGCGGCTGGCGGCCGCTCGACCTCCCCGACGGTGAAGTGACGATCACGGTGGAACGGAAGCGCGCGACGCGGAGCCGGATCCAGAACGCGTGGTACTGGGGCCAGATTCTCCGGCTCCTGTCGGACCACACCGGCTACACCGTGGACGAGCTCCACGACTACTGCAAACAGCGATTCAATCCGACGCGCGTGCTGATTCACGATCAGGACGGCGCGATCGTGGATGAGTCGCGCATCGGTCGCTCCACGACGAAGTTGAACCGGGTGACCTTCGGCGAGTATTGCGAGGCGATCCGGCAGTGGGCCGCCCAGGATCTGCAGGTGGTCATTCCCGATCCGGATCCGAACTGGCGCCAGCAGTCGGAGGCCGCCTGATGGACGACTACTACCGCACCTGTGCGATTCCGAAACCGGAGCCACGCTGTATCACGAAACGGCGCCGCGAGAAAGTGGACGCGCGAGACGAGCGCGCCTGCCGAGCGATCGTCCGCAAACGGGATCTCGGCCGCTGCCGGATCCCTGGCTGTATCGAGCGCGCCACGGAAGCGCATCACATCGTCTACCGCAGCCGGTCCCGAGCGCGACGCTGGGATCCGGCCAATCTCCTGCTGCTGTGCCAGGACCACCATCGGCTTCGGCACGCGGGCGTCATTCAGATCAGCGGGAATGCCGACGAAGAGATCATCGTGACAGGGGATCTTGACGCGTTGCGGTTCCGGCTCTGAAATGCTGGTCGTGACGATCTTGGCGCTCGCGGTGATCGTCTTCGCGATCGGGTGGCTCTGTTGGATCAACCGGATGCCGCGGTTGACGCCCGTGTCCGAAGAATGGCTCAAGCAGATCAACTACAACCGGCGGCAAGAACGATTGGACTGAAAGGCGACGCCGATGGCCTGGGTCCGGATTGAAGATTCCGTGACGGAGCATCGTAAGCACTTGAAAGCCGGCCCGGCGGCGTGCTGGCTCTGGGTCTGCGGCATTGCCTACTGTCAGCGGCAACTCTCCGACGGCTTCATTCCTGACGAAGCGGTGCCGTTTCTCGGCGTCGTAACCGGCGCCCGCCGGTTAGCCGCCCGACTGGTGACGGTGGGGCTGTTCGATGCCGCGGTGGGAGGCTTCCTCGTGCATGACTACCTGTCGTTCAACGATAGCCGGGACGAGGCGCTGTTGCATCGGGCCACGGTGGCGTTGGCGCGGGCTGAGGCGGGGAGCCGGGGCGGACGGGCGACATCCGCCAAGCGCCGGGCCTTGGAAGCGGCGGCCCAGGTCACGGCCCAAGTAGCAAACCTGCAGCAAACGGTGCAGCAAGTTGCTACTAGTGTTGCTGCAGCCAACCTGCAGCCCCATCCCATCCCATCCCATCCCAAAGAGAGAGAAGACTCTCTCTTAGAACCTCGACCGCAGAAACCGGCGACGAGCCTCGCGAGCGACGACGTGGCCCAACGCGCGGGTGACCTCCTGCGCCACTATGCGGAGCTCTATACCGCCCATCGCCACGGGGCGAAACTCCGGCTCATCGGCAATACCCTGGAATTCAACGAAGCCTGCGGGTTGGTTACGCTCTGGGACGATGCGCGGCTGGAGAAACTCGCGATCATCGTCCTGACCACCGACGACGAACCGTTCATCGTCAAGAGCGATCGGAGTTTCCGGATCTTCGCACTCAAAGCCTCATGGGCCGACAGTCGGCTCACCGAATGGGAAGCGCAGCATGTCCGAGCCAACTGACCCGCCGCCCCCCGTCGAACCCGCCGTGCTGGACGCCCTCGCGGCGGCCGACACGCCGGACGCGCTCCGCGCCGCGCATCGGAAGGCCAAGCGATCGGTGCTGGCCTTTCGGAAACGCGCCCAAAAAATGGGGCCGCTCGCCAAGGCGTACACGGCCGCGGTTGAGGTCTGGGACGCGCTCAACGCCAACGGCGCCACGTTTGACGAACGGGCGGCCGGCCTCGAGCTCGTGCTGCGGCAGCACTGGCCCTTTACGCGGGAGTGGAAATACCTCTGCAAGGGGTGCGACGACTCGGGCCTGGTGATCGAACGCTGCCGGCGCGGCGCGCGCTGTGACGGGATCTCGACGCGGAGCGATGACCCGCACGGGACGCCGGGGAAGTATCGCCGGCTGTGCGCACAATTCCCCGACTCGGAGTACGAGCATGACTATGGGACGCCGTGTTGGTGTGCGGCCGGCGCGCGGTTCCGCGATCCGGGGCCGCCGAGGCCGGAGGATTTCGCGCAGGCGGGGAAGTCGAAACCGAAACGCGACGGGTTTTCGAGGCTGGGGCGATGATGGTCGGCTTCGATCCCGACGCGCTCGCGCGCTTGTTGCGGCGGTGGAAGGCGTGCGCCGCTGATGCTGAGTGCCGGCCGGCGGCTGAGGCGTGGACGCTGGCGCGGCATGAACTGTCGCTGGTGATCGCCGTCTCTCCGCAAGCGCCGGGAGCCGTCTCGAAATCCACCGCGGTAGATCCCCGCGCTGAAGTCCAGGGAAGGCGGTCTACGCGCGATGAGCGACTGTTCTGATCTCGACGATCCGCCGACCTGGCTCTACATGCGGATCACGGAACACCAGGCGAGAGAGTTGTTAGCGAATCGTGTGGATGACGAGTTGAAAGCGATGGCGCGCGTGATGGTGGATTGGCAATGGGAGCTCGCGCAGAAGGCGGCTCGACCGGTGCCTCAGCCGCGCTCGAGGAAGCGCGCGTGAGACGCATGGGCTGGAACGTGAAGCGTGACGGCAATGAAGGGCCGATAGTCGACGCGCTCGAGGCCGTTGGCGCGGAAGTCTGGAGGGTATCAGGAACCGGCCTCCCTGACTTGCTGGTGCGATTTCGCGGCGTCCTCTATGCCGGGGAAGTCAAAACGGCAAAGGGCCGTCTGAGAGCCTCGCAGGGGGCGTTCCCGGTGTGGCGGACGGTAGACGACGCACTCACAGCGATCGGGGTCTTACAGGATGCCCGGAGGACGGCATGACCCCCGAGATCCGACGCCTGCTGTTTTCTGGCGAAAGAAGCGAATAAGTGCTAGAGAAACCAGCTATAATAGGCGAAAGCGACGGACGTGTTCAGCATCCGCCGCTCTCTCACCACGTCCCCGCGATTGGAGGTCGCGCGGCTATGGCTGGATTCCATCCTATCGCTATTTCAGAGTCCGACGCTGAACGGTTCTGGCGCTCGGTGGAGAAGCGCGGCTCGTGCTGGATTTGGACCGGGACGATCAATCTGGGCTATGGCACATTTCAGGCTGGCGGCAAGAGCCTGCGCGCTCATCGTGTCGCGTGGGTGCTCGTGCATCGGCGGCCGATTCCTGACGGCTTATCGCTTGACCATATTTGCCGCGTGCGCTCCTGCGTCAATCCTGACCACCTCGAGCCGGTGACGACGCGCATCAACGTGCTGCGCGGTATCGGCGTGACTGCCATCAACGCTCGGAAGACGCACTGCCGTCGTGGTCACCCCTTAGAACTGGGCAACTTGTTCTATGTGCGCGGGATGCGTCAGTGCGTCAAGTGTGAGGCGATTCGGGCGCGGCGAAAATACGACAACCGAGTAAAGGCCGGCCGCTGTCTTCGGTGCAGCAAAAATCCGAGAGCAGCGCACAGCCGACGCTATTGCGCGGTTTGCCTCGCGTTCGATGCTCAACGCCAACTCGCCAAGAAGAGGCAAACACAATGACCGACGTCAAACGCCTGCTGGACAAATGGCGCGCAGATGCAGACTCACGTCCGACCTACGATCAGGCCGTCGTGAAGACGTTGCGCTATTGCGCCGACGAACTCGAAGCCCTGCTCGCGTCCCCGGCGGATCTCCCCCCGACGGAGGCACCTCTGGACTGCTATATCGATTCACCGGAACGTGTTTATACCGCCTCTGTCCAACAGGCGTGTGGTTGCTACCTCCGTACGAATGACGGGCGCCTGTGGCGCGTACCTTGCGAAACACATCGCGCCCCTGATCCTCCTGCCGCCTTGCCCCTCCCCCCAGAGGGCGAGTGACGGATCACCGCGTCTTGCGTCCGCTCCAGCTCGCCGGCGCCATCGTGGCGTGGACGCTGTTCCTGCTCTATCTCGCGGCGGTCGTGCTGCTCCTGGTGCTCTATTGGGCCGTGACAGGCGTGCGGGTGTGACCCGACAGGCGTAGACTGGATGCGGCCCCATTGAAAAGAACAGGCACCGAACAGCGCCGCGGCGGCTTTCAGAAGGGCCAGAGCGGCAACCCGCGCGGCCGTCCCGGTGGCACGCCCAACAAGGTCACGGGCGCGCTCAAGGAGATGATTCTCCAGGCGCTCGCCAATGTCGGGGGCGCGACCTACCTCGAGGAGCAAGCGGCCAAGAACCCGACGGCGTTTCTGACGCTCATCGGCAAAGTGTTACCCCTGCAGGTGAAACAGGATGGCACGGAACCGATGGTCCCGCTCCCGGTGACCCATGAACACCACGGCGCCTGACCGTGGCGTCCGGATGCACTGGCACGGTAAGCAATCCGCCGTCATGCTCGACGCCACCCGCGAACTCGACGTCGAGGGCGCCATCCGCGCTGGGAAGACCACGGTCTGTCTGTGGAAAGAGCACGCCGCCTGCCGGCAGTATCCGGGGATTCCGATCCTGTTGGCGCGGTGGACGGACGAAGCGGTCTTCGGGCTGATCGTCCCGCTCTGGAATGCGATCTGTGAACAAGCCGGCGATGCCCAAATCTGGAACAGCAAGGAAGCCTGTTACGACTGGCCCTCGAACGGGGCGCGGATCTACATCCGCGGGCTGAAGTCACAGGATCAGACCCTTCGGTACTCCAAGCTCCGCGGCTACACCATCGCCCGCGCCTACGTGGACCAGGCCGAAGAGCTGCCGCACGACATCTACCTCGAGCTCGCCGGCCGGCTCTCCGCGCCGGGCTTCCCGCATCAGATCACCATCAGTCCGCAAGCGATCGAGGATACCCACTGGATCGCGCAGGAATTCCCGGTCGACAACAGCAACCCGCACCGGAAGCACTACGCGTTGAGCATCTACGACAACGCGCACAACCTCGACCCGAGTGTCATCCCGGCGCTCGAGCGGCTCTACCCGCCCAGCCATCCGAAACACCGGACGCTGATCCAAGGCATTCGCGGGATGAACGTCACCGGGGAACCGGTCTATGGCGGGGCGTTCGTGCGGCAGCTCCATGAAGGGCCGGCCGAGTTCGATCCGCGCTTGCCGCTCGACATGGCGCTGGACTTCGGGAAGCATCATCCGTGCGTGGTGTTCCGACAGACCTCGGCCTTCGGGCAGGTGCGGTTCCTGGGCGGCATTCTCGGGCAGTCGCTCTATCTGGACCCGTTCATCGATCTGGTGCTCAAATACCGGCAGGAATGGTTCCCGGACGCGCAGGAGATCCGCGAGTGTTGCGACCCGGCCGGCGCGGCGGACACCTCACACGGGACCGAGGGCGCAGTCAAGACCCTGCTGAAGAAAGGGCTGCATGTCCGGTCACAGCCGGACAGCAATTCGCCGATCATCCGCCTCGCCATCATCGAACGGCTCGCCGACCTGATGCGGAAACGGGCCGCGAACCGGCAGGAAGCGTTGATCGTGAGCCACTCCGACCGCTGGCTGCGGATCAGCGCGCAAGCGACGCTGATTGACCGCTTCCTGGCCGACGGGTTTGAAGCGGGCTACGTGTGGGACGAGCACATGGTGAGTGTGGGGAACAAGCAAGTGCGGAAGCCGAAGAAGGACGGGTGGTATGAGCACGGGCAGAACTGTGCGGAGTATCTCGAGTTGAATTTCGGCAGCACGCGGGTGACGAAGAAGCAGGCGGCAGGGTGGCAGGCACCACCGACCGGCGAGCTTGGCTGGACGGGATGATGCGCGAGTTGGTCGATTTGTGGCGCGAGGAAGCGGCGCGCTTACTCGTCGGTCAGCCCGAGGAGATCACGCCGAATAAGCTGTTGGCCCTGGCGTATCTGACTTGTGCGTTGCAAGTAGAGCGGCGGCTGGCCGCAGAAGGAACCCCCCGAAAGTAGCTATAGCAACGGTTGCCATAGCGGCGTATAGTCAGACCCACGGCTTACCCCCCGTCCACACTGCCACCTGTCGATCAGACTGCGCCTGTCGCAGCCGTGGATCCAGGTGTCCCGAAACCCAAGAAGAAGCGCGGCCGCCGCGAGCTGGACGAGTTCCTGTCCCTCGCCCGTGAACGCTTCCGCCAAGCCGAAGAGGCCGATGGCCCGCAACGCCAGCGCGAACTGGATGACCTGAGCTTTTTCGCCGGCGAGCAGTGGGACGAAGACACCCTGAAACGCCGCAAAGCCCAACCCGCGCAAGGCGGCTTGCCTCCCGTCCCCGCCCGCCCCTGTTTCGTGATCAACAAGCAGCGCGAACCGGTGCGGCAGGTGCTCAACCAGGAGCGGCAAGCCGACCTGGGCATCGAACTGGTCGCGGCCGATGACTTCGGCGACCTCGCGACGCCCGTTGCGGATGACGAGTTGAAGTTGCGCGAAGGGCTGGTCCGCCGGATTCAGCGGGATAGCCACGCGGCCGATGCGCGGACGTGGGCCTTTGCCAGAGCCGTCCAAGCGGGCCGCGGCTACTACCTCGTGATGACGCGGTATCTGCCGGGCAAGACGTGGGATCAGGAAGTCTACGTCCAGCGGCTCTACAACCAGGCGAGTGTGAGTCTTGATCCCGCGCACGAACAGCCAGACGGCAGCGATGCGGAATGGGGCTTCGTCGGCCGCGACATGCCGTGGGAGGAATACAAAGCGACCTATCCGAAGCTCGCCGACGAAGATGGGAAACGCCGACGGAACCAGACGTGCGACTGTAACCGCGACGAGTTCCGCGCGCTCGGCGAGTCGTATCCCGGCTGGTTCACCGCCGACGGGGAGACGCGATCCTGCCGGGTGGTCGACTACTACTACACGCATCGGGAGACACGGACCTTGGCGGTGCTCGAGGACGGCTCGGTCCACTGGGACGATGAACTGCCCGAAGGGGAAGAGCCGGTCGATACCCGCGAGGTGATCGAAAAGACGATCTGCTGGGCGCAACTCGACGGCACGCAGATCCTCGATGAAACCGACTGGCCCGGGCCGGACCTGCCGATCGTGAAAGTCGTCGGCGAAGAACTGCAGCCGTATGACGACGAGCGGCGCTATGAGGGGATGGTCCGGCCCTCGCGGCATAGTCAGCAGGGCTTCAATGCGATGGTGAGTAAGTGGGTCGAGACGGTCGGCCTCGCCCCGATTCCGCCATTCCAAGTGGCCGAGGGCCAGGTCGAAGGCTACGAAGCGTGGTACCAAGCGGCGAATACGCGCACGTTGCCGTACCTGCCCTACAAACAGGTGGACCTCGAGGGCCGACCCGCCGGCGCGCCGCAACGCACCAACGTCGATACGCCGATTGCCGCGATCGCCGGCTCCGTCCAACTCTTCGATCAGGCGATTCAGTCCACGATGGCGGTGCACGACCCGTCGATGGGCCGCGTCGATCCCTCGCTCAAGAGCGGGAAAGCCATCAACGCGATCGTGCAGCAAGATCAACAGGGCACGAGTCATTACCTCGACAACCTGCAGCGGTCGATCCGCTACGAAGCGCAGATCATCAACAATCTGCTCTACCCGATCTACAACCGGCCGGGACGCATCGCGCGCATCTTGAACGGGCAGGGCGAACCCGAAACGGTCATGTTGCACACGCCGTCGACCACGATGGGCGGGCGGCCCGTCGCCGCGGCACCGAACACGCCGACCGCGAAGACCTACACGCTCACGAAGGATGCCCACTTCAACGTGATCGTGAAGATCACCAAGTCGGCGCTGTCCCGGCGCGCGGAAGAGTCCGAACTGGTCGGGCAGTTGATCAGCAGCGATCCGAACCTGATGGGCGTCTACGGGGATCTGTTCTTCAAGAACCTCGATGGGCCTGGCGCGTCGGAGATGGCGGAACGGGCCAAGGTGATGCTGGTGCCGCCGGTGCAGGCGTTGCTCGAGAGTCAGCAGCAGGGGGGCGGGCCGCCGGATCCGAAAGTCGCCGCGCTCGAAGCGCAGATGGCGCATCC